TGGGCAAGTCGCTGGGCAGCGACCCGGCGTTCGCCGGCGTGGCGATCCGGCCTGTGAGCGGGACGGCGCGGGGTGCGGTGGTGGAGCTGCGGCGGCTGGCCGATGAGGGTGCGCTGATGCACGACGGGTCGCCGGAGCTGGCGGCCCAGGTGTTGACGTTGCGGACCGTGTCGGGTGCGGACGGTCCGCGGGTTCGCTCGCACGGCCGGGCCGACGCGGTCAAGGCCGCGGCCTGGGCGGCGGTTGAGGCGCGGGTGTTCGTGGATGCGCCGCGGATCTTCTGAGGGATACGCTGCTGTGCAAGTAAGCGATACAGCCAGGGTTTGAACGCGGCCGCCGTGGACCACGATCACGAGTGCTGCCCGGGTTCACGCTCGTGCGGGAAGTGCGTACGCGGCTACTTGCACAGCAACCACAACGTGGCGATTGGGTACCTGAACAACTCGCCGACGCTGCTGCGGGCAGCCGCTGACTATCTGGAGGCCTACAACCGGCGTTAGCCTGTCACCTAGGCCAGGGTCAAGGCTTCCGAATTCCCCAGCGTCAAGGGATCTCCGATGCCGACTCCTCAGCGCCCGATCCGGCCCTATGGGCGTCGTGTCGAAAACCGTGGCCGATACGCCAGGACCAGCGGGAACATGCTGGTTGATGGCCCCGACTCGTGGGCGTCGTCGTACGACGGGCCGGGGATCAACCCTTCGGATCAGCCGCCGCACATCTGGTGGATGGGCCTCGATAGCGGTGGCGGCGCGTATCCGATCGGGCCGAACGGGCCGTGGTCGCACGGGCAGGCGGCCGGGTTGCCGGCGGTGTTGCGGGCGACGGCGTTGATCGTGGACCCGATCGCGCAGTCGCCGTTGAAGGTGGCCGAGCTCGGGTTCGGTGGGAAGCCGTTGGGGACGCCGCGGTGGTTGACCGACCCGATGCTGCTGCGGCCGGACAGCCGGTTCCCGGCGGACGTGTGGCCCTACGCGGCGAAGCTGCCACGGAGCGAGTTCTGGGCGTCGTTCCTGCGGTCGGCGTTGTGGTGGGGGGTGGGTGCGTTCCTGTGTCAGGAGGATGAGACCGGGCAGCCGTTGGCCGGCAGTATGAGGTTGGTCAACCCGCATCTGCTCTCCACCGAGCGGGACGCCGGTGGGGCGTTGGTGTGGGCGCTGGACGCACCCAGCGGCAGCCCGCGGGCGGTGTTCTCCCGCGACGGGTACCTGCGACTGGGGCCGGTGCGGTACCGGATCGTGACGCTGCGGAACCCGCACGCGGAGACCGACGTCGACGGGCACACGCCGGGGGTGTTCGAGGCCTGCCCGTCCGCGTTCCGGCTGGCCGGGCAGATCCAGTCCTACACCTCGGGGCAGTTCCGGTCCGGGGTGCCCAACGGGTACCTGTCGGTGCTCACCCCGGGGTTGCAGGAGGAGGAGGCGAACGACCTGCGGGCGAAGTGGCTGCGGCATCACGGCGGTGACCGCCGGAGTATCGCGGTGCTGTCCTCGACGGTGTCGTTCACGCCGATCAACCTGGCGCCGATCGATGCGCTGCTGGGTGAGGTGCAGAAGCTCAACATCGCCGACGTCGCCTACGCGTTCTCGATCAGCCCGGAGGTGCTCGGGGTGTCGCTGACCGGGTCGGCGACGTACGCCAACATCCGCGACTACTTCCGGCAGCACTCGATGCTCGGGATCGGGTTGTGGGTGGCCGCGTTCCAGGACGTGCTGTCCGCGTTGTTGCCGGGCACCCAGGGCGTCAAGGTCGACTTCGATGCGTTCACCCGCGCCGAGCCGCGGGAGCGGTACGAGGCGTACGCGGCGGCCATCGCGGCGGGGATCTTGACGGTCGATGAGGTGCGGGAGCTCGAGGGGCTGCCGCCGCTGCCGGAGCCGGAACCTGAGCCGGTGCCGCCCGAGCTCGAGGAGTTCGTGATCGAGGAGGAGCCGCAGCCGGAGCGTCGATTGCGGTTGCAGCCGTGGCGGGGTTGAAGCGACCGACTACCGGTCCGGTGATTCGAGGAGGAGACGAGATGGAACGCAAGGCACCACGGAACCCGTTGCGGCCGCCGGCCAAGTTGGCGCTGGCACCTCGGCCGGTCGAGGAGCTGAAACCGGGGCCGGCGAAGAAGACCACCGCGAAGAAGACCACGAAGAAGGCGACCAAGAAGGCGGCCGAGGAATGACCGTCCTCGAGGTGCCGGCGGGGTGGCTGGCCGAGCAGCGGCGGGAGGCCACCATCGAGCACCTGGACGCCGAGGCCGGAACCATCCTGATGCGGGCCGCGCCGTACGACGTCGAGGTGCAGCTCGACGCGAAGCTGTGGGAGTCGTTCGCGCCGAAGACGTTCGAGCGGGCCGCGAACGCACCGTCCCGGGTCAAGCTCTGGCACGGGCATCAGGGGCCCCTGGTCGGGCACGCGTCCACCGTCGAGGACCGCCCGGACGGCGCGTGGATCCAGGCCCGGTTCTCCAACACGCCCAACGCGGCGGAGGCCCGCGAGCTCGCCAGCGACGGGACCCTGGATCAGGTGTCGGTGACGTTCAAGCCGATGCGCGAGCACATGCAGGTGCAGCGGCGGGAGGACGGGTTGCACATCCGGCACACCCGGGCGGTGCTGCTGGGGGTGGCGTTGGTGCCGCACGGCGCGTACGCCGAGCATGCATTCGTGGCGTCGGTGCGGGACATGCAGGCCGACCGAGTCCGTGAGGCGGAGATCGCCCGGCTGCGGGCCTTGACCCACTGAGGCCGGTGGGGCGTAGTCTGCGAGCCAGCGGTTACGGTGCTACGCCTCTGCTGGTGGCCATCGCCTGGTGGTGCGAGCTCCACCCCATTTGGCTCCTCGCCTCCTCCGCGTCGTAGATGACGACGCCCTTGAGGAGGCGTTCTCATGTCTCAGACCGTTGTGCTTGACAAGCTCCGCTCGGAGCGTGACCAGTCTCGTGACGCGGCCATTGCGATGGCTTCGCAGGAGGACTTCGACAAGGAGTCCGACGCCTACAAGGCACTCCAGGACCGGGCGACCGCCCTCGATGGGCAGATCGAGCAGCTGGTCAACCTGATGACCGCCCGGGAGGCCGCGGACGCCCTGGACGGGCGAATGGCCAAGGCCAGCCAGCGGCAGACCGAGGAGCGGCAGCAGACCCAGACCGGGGTGCAGACCCGGGAGTCATGGGGTGAGCAGTTCATCCGCTCCGATGCGTTCCTGAACTACGGCCGCAACGGCAGGTCCGCGAAGTTCGAGGTCAACATGACTCAGGAGCGGGCGCTGCCGATCACCCTCGGTGAGATGGTGACCGCTGGCCTGCGAGGCACCATCCTGCAGGTCGACACGTCGGCGCCGGCGGCGCCCACGCCGCTGCTCGACGCGTGCATGTCGGTGGAGGTGTCCGGGAACGCCGTCGAGTACGTGGCATGGGCCAAGACGTCCGGTGGGGCCGCGACGGTCACTGAGGGTTCCGCGAAGCCGCCGGTCGAGTACGCGCCGACCGTCACCCCGGCCACCCTCGAGATGATCGCGGTTTACACCCAGCTCACCCGTCAGCTCATCGAGGACATGCCGGCGGTCCGCTCCAAGATCGACGGGGAGCTGCGCCGCGAGATCGCCCGCGAGGAGGAGGAGCACGCCGCCGCCGCACTGGTGGCCGCCACGCTGCCGACCGCCGAGGGCGCCGATCTGCTGTCGGCGATCCGGGTCGGCATCGGCACCGTCCAGGCCGCCGGGTACACCCCCAACGCGGTGGTGCTCAACCCGGCCGACTGGGCAGAGCTCGATGTCGTGGTGATGGGTGCGACGCTCCTGGGCCCGGCCATCGGCCAGTCGTTCTGGGGCCTCGCCCCGATCGCGGCCACCAGCCAGCCGGCCGGTACCGCCACCGTCGGGGACTTCAAGGCCGGGGTGGAGCACTACTTCCGGTCCGCGATCAGCCTGTTCATCACCGACTCCCATGCGGACACGTTCCTGTCGAACGTGTTCACGCTGCTCGCCGAGCGGCGTTCGCTGACCGCGGTGGTGCGGCCGGCGGCGCTGGTGGAGTGCGCGGCCGGAGCCTGACATGACGGCGCTCGAGGGGACTCCGACGCTGGACGACGTCAAAGCCTGGCTCGGCCTGGAGGAGGCCGACGACCAGGACGACGTCGTTCTGCAGGAGTCCCTCGACGCCGCCCTGGACGCGCAAGCCAACGTGGTGCGTTACCCGTCGGATCGGTACCGCCGGTGTGGGTTCACCAAGGATCTGCGGGAGGCGGTGTTCCTGCGCACCCAACGGCTCGCTGCGCGGCGCAACAGCCCGGAGGGTGTGGTCGGGTTGTCGGGCGCCGGGGGTGACTTCGTGGCCGCGCGGGTGCCGTCGTTCGACAACGACGTCCTCCACCTCGAGGGCCCGTACCGGCGGCAGGTGATCGCCTGATGGCTGTCACCTCCGTTCAGGCTGTCGACGTCGCCGCTGTGCTCTCCGCCGCCCTGGCCGACGTCGACGGTCTGCGGGTCTACGCGTATGTGGCGGACACGACGCGGGTGCCGGCGGCGGTGATTGGGCAGCCGTCGGTGGATTGGCAGGATCCGGTGCCGGGGTTCTGCCGGGCGTCGTGGGAGTTCCCGGTGCTGCTCGTGGTGGCGCGGAACAACGACCGGGAGGCGCAGGCTGAGCTGTCCCGGCTGGTCCGCGACGTCGGGAACGCCCTGGCCGATCACGACACCACCGGCACCGGGGTCTGGGCGATCGAGCCACTCGATGCCAGGCCGACGGTGGCCACCATCAGCGGGCAGGAGCTGCCCGGCTACAACCTGCGGATCCTGGTCCGCGCCTAGAAGGAGGAACCATGGCAACACTGCTCCGCACCCTCACGCTGCAGCTGGGGGAGGGTGCTTCGGCGGCACAGTTCGAGTGCCAGCTGTCGCGGGCCGAGATCACCGACGAACCCAGCACCGAGGAGATCCAGACGTTTTGCGGTTCGGAGACGTTCGCGTCGCCGGCGTACAAGCTGAACCTGGCGGGGTTCCAGGACTGGACCGATGTGGATGGGATCTGCGAGATCATCCACGCCGCCTACACCACGGACCCGGTCGCCGAGCTTGACTTCGAGGTGGCGTTGGGGGAGACGCCGTCGATCAAGTACCGGTCGGGGACGTGTAAGCCGACCTCGGATGTGCCGTTCGGTGGTACCGCTGGGTCGCCGTTGGCGTTCGAGCAGGTGCTGGACATCATCGGCACGCCGGCCGAGGTCGCTCTGGCATGAGTCTTCGGCAGCGGGTCCGCCTCGAGGTCGACGACCATCCCGACGTCGACGTGACCTTCGACGGCCGGGATCTGCGGGCGTGGGAGTTCAAGTACCGGCGGTCCTCGATCTCCGAGCCGGTGTCGATCTCGATGCTGTCGTGGTGCGGATGGCACGCCGCGAAGCGACAAGGGCTCCTCAACGGCTCCCATGACACGTGGGAGAAGTTCGACGCCGTCTGCTCCGGGGTTGAGGGGCTCCCGGATGAGGAGCAGGAGGAGCCGGAGGACCCTTCCGAGCCGGCGACGGCGGAGCCTATCCCGTCGACTCCGTCGGACGGCTGATGGTGGCGTTGATGGTGCGGACGGGGATCCCGATCAGTGTGTGGGAGGCCGAGGGGCCGGAGGTGATTGAGACCGCCGTCCAGCTCCTCACCGAGCAGAAAGGCTAGGGGCGATGGCACGAGCCGCCACGAGTCGCACGTTCGTGTCGATCACCAACGTCGAGCCGACCATGCTGTTGATGCGGTCGTGGGGGCGTGAGTTCACCGCTCATGTGCGGGATGAGGTGCAGACGAACGTGTCGCCGTTCGTGGCGGCTCGGGTGAACCAGGCGGCGGCCGGGTCGACGGAGCAGGCGAGGGCGGTGGCGGGCACGTTCCGGGCGGTGCGGGACCGGTTGCCGGCGATCCGCGGGTTCGGCGCTAGGCGTGTCACGAGCACCGGGGCCCGTGCCTCCGACATCGGGTTCGGCGCCAACTTCGGCGGCGGCCAACGACGCCGCACCTACACCAGCCGCTCCCGGCTGGGCACCCCCTACGTAGTCAACCGGCGGGTCACCGCCCAGTTCGGGCCCTACCGCGGACCCGACAACGACCGGTTCATCTACTCCACCGTCGAGCGGTACGACCGCGAGATCCAGGAGCGGTGGCAGCAGGCCCTCGACGACGTCTACGTGGCGTGGAACCGGCGGTGAGGCGTGGCGCGTGAGTTCGTAGCCTCGTTCCGCAGCGTGGGGGCGGAGAAGCTGCAACGCGACTTCGCCGGGATCTCGACCGCGACGGGGAAGCTCGACAAGAGCCTGACGAGCATCAACGACACCGGGGTTCGCACCCAGCGGCGGATGACCGAGCTCGGAGAGTCCGCCAAGAGCTTCGCCAAGGTGGCAGCCGGCCTAGCCATCGGTGACTTCCTGCGCCGCGGGGTGCAGTCGGCCGGCGACATGGAGACCGCGATGCGGGGCCTCACCCGCGTCCTCGGGGAGGCGACCGCCACCGACATCCAGACCTGGATCGAGGACAACGGCGACGCGCTGAACCTCTCCCAAGCGGCCGCGGTCGACGCTGCCCGCGGCCTCTCGGTCTACGCCAAGCAACTGTCTGCGATCGGTGGGGACTCGGAGAAGTTCACCACCGACCTCATCACCATGTCCTCCGAGCTGGCGGCGTTCAACGCCGCGGACCCGGCCGAGGTGCTGATCGCCATGCAGTCCGCGCTGCGGGGCGAGTTCGACCCCCTCGAACGGTTCGGTGTCGCCCTGACCGCGGCGAAGGTGCAGGCAGAGGCGTTGTCGTCGGGTCTGATCCAGACCGGCGAGGACATGACCAACGCCGCGAAGATCCAGGCCACCTACAACCTGCTACTTGAGGATGGGGCGTTCGCCACCGGGTCGATCGCGGACAGTCAAGGCACCCTGTCGGGCAACATGGCCGACTTCCAGCAGACGGTCGCTGATCTGGCCACCACGCTGGGGCAGGCGTTGCTGCCGGCTGTCAACCAGCTGCTCGGGGCCGTGTTGGGGCTGGGGAAGGCGTTCGGGTCGTTGCCGGGCCCGATCAGGACGGCCGCCCTCGCCTTCGGTGGACTGGTGGTCGCCCGGAAGCTCCTCGGCAACCAGATCACCCTCATCGGGCAGTCGCTGACGAACCTGAGGACCGAACTCGGGAAGACCCAAGGGGCGGGCGCCAAGTTCAAGGCGGGATTCGGGTCACTGCTGGGTGTGCTCAATCCGTGGACGCTGGCACTGACTGCCGGGGTGACCCTGCTCGGCGGCTGGATCGCCAAGAACCAGGACGCCGCCGCGGCTGCGGAGGAGTGGGCGGCCGGTATCGATGCCGCCACCGGAGCCCTTAACGAACAAGGCAAGGCACTGCTGGTCAAGGACCTGGCCGAGTTCACCGACGAGGCCAAGGCTGCCGGGATCTCGATCGAGGAGCTCGCCGCGGTCGTCGGCGACACCGCGTCATACGACAAGCTCGTCAAGAAGCTGGAATCGATCCGGGACGCCGGACACGCCACCGAGGACGGTGGCCGCCGGATCCGGGACACCTGGACCGAGACCGCCCGTGGCGCCAAGGATCTGCTCGGGCCCTTGGACGACATCCGGGCGAAGTACGAGGCCGGCGCCACCCAAGCCAAGCTCCTCGAGGTGAGCAGCGAAGGCATCGAGGATGCACTGTCGGGTCAGGCCACCAGCGCCCAGGAAGCCGCCGAGATGGTGAAGCGGTGGGACAAGGAGATGAAGGCCGCCAACGCCGACATCAAAGACCTCCTCGACAACCTCTCGATCCTGAATCAGGAGTTCATCACCAACCAGTCGGCGGTGGTCGACTATGAACGCGGCATCGACGACCTCGCCAAGAGCCTGAAGGACGCCAAGACGTTCAGCCCCGAGACCGAGGAGGGTCGCACCAACTTCGAGAACCTCGCATCGGTGGCGGAGGCCGCGAACGAGCGGGTCGTCAACGCCGCGCGCAGGTCCGCCGAGGAGGGCCGGGAGGCGTACCGGAAACTCCGCGCCGACATGATCCGCGAACTCACCCAGGCGTTGGGTGGCACGGAGACCGCCGCCAACCAGGCCCGCGCCCAGGTCGACCGGGTCCTCAAGAAACCGGTCCAGGTCAACCTGCAGTTGGAGAAGATCACCGCCAAGGAGATCGAACGGCACCTAGCGCAACTGCGGAAGGCACGGGCGAAGGTCAAGGCGGAGTTCGAGATCCCGCCCGGCACCCCCGAGGTGGTGGCCGACTCGATGCGCGACGGGCTCGCCCGGAAGCTGAAGCCGT